CGATGCAGATTGACCGCCGCTCGTTCGAGGTCCGCGCAGCCGTCGAGGGCAACAGCGTGTCCGGGCTGGCCATTCCCTACGAGACTGAATCCCAGCCGCTGCCGTTCATCGAGACCATCCAGCGTGGCGCGTTCGCTGCCGACATCGGCAAGCGGAACGTGTCGCTGCTCGTCGAGCACGACGGCGGGCGCGTGCTGGCGGACACCCGCAGCGGCACGCTCGAGCTCGAGGAGACCGAGCGCGGCGTGACGTTCGCTGCTCGGCTGCCGGACACCCGCGACGGGCAGGACATGCGCGTGCTCCTGCGCGACGGCATCTACCAAAACATGTCGTTTGGGTTCGCGGTCGACAAGGACGAGTGGGCGGGCAACCGCCGCACCGTCGTGTCGGCCCGCCTTTACGAGGTCAGCCTTGTCCACACGCCCGCCTACGAGGCGACCGCAGCCGCGGTCCGGGCGTTTCACACTTCCACCGGGCTCGTCGCTCGGTACCTGCGGCTGCGGATTGGAGACCTGAAATGACCGTGACCCCCGAAGCACTCCGAGAGAAGCGTGCGCAGCTCGTCGCTGCGTGCGAGCAGTACGCCGAGACCGCAACCCCCGAGGCCGTTCGTTCGTTCGACGCGGCCGAGGAAGAAATCCGCGCTATTGACGGGCAGCTCGAGAGCCTGTCGATTCGCAGCCGCCTGGACGCCGTCAAGGCCAAGAACGGCCAACTGGTCGGCCGTCCCGAGGTCCGCACCGGCGGCAACGACGCCGAACTGGCGCGTTTCTTCGCCACGCGTGGCCGCGAGGGCAGCGGCAACATGGAACTGCGCACGACCCTGACGGTTGGCACTGCTGCCACCGCTGGCAACACCGTGCCCCAGTCGGTGATGACCGGAGAATTCATCAAGTGGCTGACGTTCAGCGACCCGGTGCGCGACCTGGCTACCGTGCAGACGCTGCCCGCCAACCTGCGCCTGCCCGTCATCAACGCCCGCACGACCGTCACCGCGACTGCGGAAGGCGTTGCATACACCGAAAGCAACTTCACCACCACCCTGAAGACCTTCGGCGCGTTCAAGGCAACGGCTACCACGCCGGTGACCGAGGAACTGCTGTTCGACGCCTCGATCGACGTGGCCGCCGAGGTCGTCGCCGACCACGCCCGTGCGCACGGCCGCTACCGCGGGAACAAGCACATCAATGGCGCTGGCAGCACCGAGGAGCGCGGTCTGTTCTACTCCTCGACGGACTGGAACGGCATCATCAAGACGGGCGCGACCTCGACCGCTCCCGACTTCGATGATGTCATCGCTGCTTACACCAGCCTGCCACCGGCATACGCCACCAATGGGTCCTGGATCATGAACCAGGCCACCTGGGCTGCGCTGCTGCAGCTCAAGGCGTCGACCGCTGGCACCTACCTGTACGACGGCATGCAGGGCATGATGGTCCAGGAGGGCGCCGCTGGCCTCCTCATGGGCCGCCCGGTGTACATCAGCCAGGACGCGCCGACGTTCGTTTCGGGCACCGAGTCGAACCTGATTTTCTTCGGTGACGTTGCGCGTGCCTACCGCATCGTGGACCGCAAGGAAATCCAGTTCATCGTCGACCCGTACACCAACAGCAGCACGGGCATCGTGAACTACCGCAGCTCGATGCGGTCAGACGCCCAGATCGTCGACAACCGCGCAGGCACGCTCATCACGAACAAGGCCTGATCGATTCCATGTGACCCCGGACCGGCGGGGGGGACACCCCCCCCGGTCTTTTCAAAATGCCAGCACTCACTACCAGCGACATCAAGAGCCACCTGCGCATTTTCCACGCGCAGGATGACTCGTACATCGGCAACATCCTGCTGCCTGCCGTGCGCGAGACGATCGAGCGCTGCGCCGGATTGGCTATGCAGGGAATCGAGCGCTCATACAAGGTGTCCGAGGAAGGGGACACCTGGGTGGTGCTGCCGATCCAGCCGGTAAACACCGCGTCAGCCATCACGGCGGTCTACGTCGATGACGACTCGGTGACGCAGACTGAGAACCCGGAACAGCACTGGGACGGCGAGCGCGTAGCTGTTCTGATCGAGGACGGCTGGAACCGCCCGGTGACCATCAATTGGAACACGTTGGTGGGTGACCACTACATCAACATGCTGGCGCTGCAGCTGTGCGGGCGCCTGTATGCCGACCGCGGCGACAGCACCGGCGCCATCGAAGGCAAGGCCGAGCAGATGCTGTTTGCCATGCTCGGGGAGCATGGGGTGCACTGATGGTCCCGCGTGGCATGTTCAGACACGAGATGGCGGTGCAGAACTACACCGCGTCCGTGGATACCTACGGGCAGGCCACCAAGACCTGGTCCACCGTGGCCACCGTGCTGGGCCACATTGAGTCGGCCGACGGCCGGTCCATCGACTCAGTCGACATCAACCGCGGGCAGACGGCTTGGCGGCTCGTTCTGCCCTGGATCGACTCGGTGACGGTGAAGAGCCGGATCCTGCTGCGCGAGACTGGCAAAACCGACCGCGTGCTTGAGGTCACCGGCGTGCTGGACCCGACGCTGCGCCGGATGGAACTGCACTGCGAAGCGCTCGAGGTGACGGCATGAGTTTCCGCCGCGGCGCCGAGTTCAATTCGCCGGAGCACCTGCGCAACTATCAGCGCTTCATGCAACGCCAGGTCAACGCGTCGGAGAACCTGGAACTGTTGCGATTCGGCGCAGGAACCAGCGACCGGGCAAACAAGGCATTCACAGATGCCCAAAGGGTGTTCTTGACGCTGCCCGACCGAGTCAGCCGGAACCTGTACAAGCAGCTGCTGCGGCGCAGCCTCAAGCGCCTAGCGACGACCTACAAGCAAAACTGGCTGACGCATGGGGCCACCTACCGCAGCTACGGCGGACAGGAAAGCCTGCGCAAGGCGTCCAGCAAGGTCATCCAGTCGATGGGTGACACCCGCGGGCTTAAGACCACCACCCGCACCGGCTTCCGGTACAAGCGGAACCCTAGGTCTTATGTTGCGCCCATCGTGGACAGCGGTCGTGCCCAGTGGCACGTGAAGCGGGCCACCTACCAGCAGTTCCCGCCCTCGGTCCTCAAAGAGGACTTGGCGATCGTCATCGAGACGCAACTGACCGAACTGGCCCGCAAGGCGCGGATGAAGGTGTCGAAGAAATGAGCATCGAAACCGCACTACGGCGCAGGCTCACCGACGACGCGGGCGTATCCGGGCTCGTGAGCACCCGCGTTAGCCCGGAGTGGCGCCGCGAGGGCACGGCGCTGCCTGCCATCGTCTACAGCATCGACGCCCGCACGCCGGTGCGCACGTTGACCGGGACGACCGAACTGGCCGAGTTCTCGGTGGCCATCGACTGCATCGCCACGTCACTGTCAGGCGCTCGAGCGCTGGCGGCTGCCGTGTCTGCCGTGTTGAACGACAACACCACCTACGGCACGGTGGACGGCACCAAGATCCAGTGGAGCGCCACCGACGGCGAGGACGTGGAGCGCATGGACGATCAGGAAGGCACCGACGACGGCCCGCGGGTGGTCCGTCAGACGTACCGCATTTGGGCAACAGGAGGCTAAGACATGGCATTTATTGCAAACGGCACAAGCATCAGCATCGGTGGCGTCGCGGTGGACGCCACCGATATCAGCATTTCGGCCAGCAGCGCGGTGGTGGACGCCACAACGCTAAACTCGGTGCGCAGTACGGCTATCCAAGGCCGTCCAACTGTGACCGGGTCGGCGACGATCCACACGGACAACGCCACCGGGCTGTCGCTAGCGCAGAAGTTCTGCGGGGCGACGCCCAATACGGACGCCGTGTCGGTGGTCATTGCTGCCAGCGGCGCTGGTAACGGCGGTGTCGACTTCAGCGGCTCGGCAATCATCACTGGCTACAGCCCGACCTACACCAACGACGCCGTGCACTCGGCGACCGTGACCTGGCAGTACGTCGGCGAAATTACGGCGGCTCGGGCATGACCTGGCGCACGTTCACCAGCGAGGCAGTGGCCGGTTACCCGGCCGTGCTCGAGGTCCGGCCCATTACGGTCGGCGAGTGGCGGAAGGCCGAGCAGCTGGACGACGACGCCCGGCAGGCGTTCGTGCTCGAATCCTGCACCCGAGTGGACGGCGTGCCGGGCTCAACAGCGCTGGACGTGCATGTGGCCATGGCACTCGTCCAGGGGGTGATGGCAAACCCTTGGAGTGGACCGCAGCCGACCGCATAGAGCGGCTGCTGACGGTCCTGACGTACGGGCTGACTCGTCAGCCGCAGACGGTGGTGGAACCATGGCGCAAGCCTGGGCAGACTGACTGGATGGCAACTCTCGGGAAGGTGGCAACGTGGCGAAGTACGGACTCGCAGTCGGCATCGACGTAGACCTGACCGGCCTGAAAAAGGCAGGGCAGCAGGCGGCTGCAACCCTCGAGGGCATCCGCGGCCAATTCGGTCGCATGCAGAACCTTGTCGGCGCTGCCATGGCCAGCCCATTGTTTCAGGCCATCGGATCGTTCTACCAGGCCAACATCGAGGCGCGGAAAACGCTCGATGAAATGACCAAGCCATTCTCCACGCGGATGATCAAGGCCGAGATTGACGCCATGCAGGCCAGGATGGCTGCTGGACAGCGAATGGTTGGCCTAGGCATGGACGAGCCCGGCGCTGTAAGGATCGAGCGTCAGGCGCAGAAGGAAATTGCCACAGCCTTGCGGGCTACGTCACCGGCCGGAACGCAAGCCAAAAACATCGAGTCTTTTTTCACCGATCCGGGCGCGTACATAGCAAACGCTACCTACGGCTTCGGTGGACATCTGGACAAGGTGTTGCAGGACATGGGAATCGGCTTCCGCATGCTTACCGGCGGGGAAGGTGCTACCGCTTTGGAGAAACTGCAAATGCAGGAATCGGCCATACGTGCCGAAACTGGCTTCGCAATGGCAAGCGGTGACACCGGGCGGCTCGAGCCGCTGAACCTGCAGCTGCTGCGCGTGCTCGAGCAAATCAAGCAGAACACCGATAGGAGACGCTGATGGCGTGGCAAGTATTCAGACAGCACAACCAGCAGTCTCTCACGATCGGCATGGAGCCGACCGAGGCCGTGCACACCACCCGGTTCCTGGTGGCACAGGACGACCCGGCCTACGTCGGGACCAGCGAGGACAGCTGGAACGTCTACAACTCGATCAAGGCGCAAACTGCACCGTTCGACCAGATCGAGGCGCTCGGGACCCGGCTGGCACTTGGCACCATCGACGGCGGGCTGGCCCAGTTCATCGTGCAGGACATCAGGGTGGAGACCCACCCGGACCGCGCCAACACCTACATGGTGACCTCGACGGCCCGCGGTCCGGTGGTCGGCGTGGCGCCGTTTCGGGGCGTCAAGACGACCCTGCAGAGTTCCGAGCGCAAGGCCTCGCAATACATCAAGCCCGCTACCACGTCGTTTCCAGCGAGCGGCACCATTGCCTGGCCGCCCAGCACGCTGATCGCCAACGGCACCGTGACCAACATCATGGGCACGCCGTTCATCAGGTCAATACGGCAGGAGCTGTTCCGCGTCGAGTTCTTGGTGAATGACACCAACTCGGGGCTGGGCTACACCAACGTGCCCGCAAACATCACCGAGGACCTGCTGAAACGAAACTCGGCAGCGTTCGGCGGTTACGCCGCTGGCACCTGCCTGTTCCAGTCGTATGAGCGGCGCTACGTCAGTGACTCTGTCAGCATGGACGTGTACACGTTTCTGTACGACGAGTGGTTCCACCTCGAGCAAATCCCCATGCGCAACCCGGTAGATGGGTCCATTTGGGTCGATAGCACTATTTCCGTCGGCGGTTCGACCATGAAGGCGACCGCCAGGGCGGTGTGGTACCAGGCATACCCCGACACGGCAGCGTTCCACACTGCTGGCGTCATCCTGCCCACCGAAGTGATCGACATTATCTCTAACCCCAAGCCAGCCTGGCCATGACCGGATTCCTCCAACCGTCGGTCTACGCTCCGCTCGCGCAGTCGGCCGACGCTTACAACCTCATGGTGGAGGCGGCGCAGTTCGTCACGGCCAACCGTGGCCAACTCGAGAACCTGCTGCTGCAACGTGGTGCCGTCGTGTCCTGGCACCCCATGACAGTGACCGGCAGCACGCTGTTGACATCCAACCGGTGGACGTACACCGTGAGCAAAGCCCAGCCGCAGGCTACGCCTACCAACATCACGACCATTACCGAAACCGATGCCATCGGCGTCACGGCCTACAACCTGGCCGAATATGGCAACACCGCAGGCACTGCGGCAGGTGGCGTGAATGCAACGCGGGCCAACGCGGCCGGGTTTACGCTGCAGCCGGTGCCCAATGGGGCGTTTGTGATGGCTGCCATGGTCTATACGGCAGGTGGGGTGACGGTGGCGCTCTTTGAGCGCATGAACCAGTACGACGGCGAGTGCGTGTCGGCCCTGACGGTTTCGGTCGACGGGGGGACCTACTGATGTCTGACCAAATCCGGCTGAAGCGCTCGAGCACCACGGGAGCGGTGCCAACGACGGCGCAGCTACTTCAGGGGGAACTGGCCGTCAACACTGCCGACGGCAAGGTGTTCGCCGAGAATGACACGTCAAGCGGCATTTTCACCTGGTCAAACGACGCAGCGGCAGCCATCACCGGCGGCACCATCAACGGAGCGACCGTCGGCGCGACCACGGCGGCCAGCGGTCGGTTTACGACGATCACGGGCACCAGCACGACGGCCTCGACCTCGAGCACGACCGGGGCCCTCATCGTTGCAGGCGGTGCAGGAATAGCCGGGGATTCCCATATCAACTCTGTGAGGGTCGGCCGAGGTGCCGCTGGCAACAACATCACCGTGGTCGGCGTCAATACGGGTAGCCAACTCACCAGCGCAGCAGACGGCTGTACCTCTGTGGGATACCAGGCAGGCTTCTGGAACTCGTCAGGCGACGGTAATACCTCGCTAGGCCAAAAC